CCCGAGGCGCCCGCCGAGGAGCCCGTAGCGGAGCCCGCGACGGCTGAGGGCGACGATCCCCCGGCGCCGGCGGACGAGCCGGAGACGCCCGCGGACGAGCCCGCCGCGGAGCCGCAGGCGGTCGCCGCGGCCGCGCAGCCGCCGGTGCGGATGACTGGAGCCCGGCCGCCGCTCGGACGCGCGCCGGCAGCTCGGCCGGTCGAGCGGCGCCCGACCGGCGCGCTCGTCGCGACGGCCGAGGGCCTGGGCGTCCCGATGGGCGCCGAGATCAGCCGCCGCGACGTCGCGGCCGCGATGATCAACAAGCGCCGCGGGTGGCAGTTCGTGCCCGAGGGCGTGCAGAACGAGAAGCACACGATCGCGACGATCCACACCGACTGGTCGAGCATGCCGGAGCGGATCCTCGACGGCGACCCGGAGACGAACTCCCTGAAGATCGAGAAGGTCGTCGGCGATCAGGCGCTGACCGCGTCCGGCGGTCTGTGCGCGCCCGTCACGCCGTACTACGACCTGATGATGGAGTCGGAGACGATGCGGCCCGTGCGGGACGCCCTGCCGCGCTTCAACGCGGAGCGGGGCGGCATCCGGTTCATGGCGCCCCCGAGCCTCGCGGCCGTCACCACCGGCGTCGGCCGGATCACCGCCGCGGCCGACGGCCTCGGCGGCACGAACGCGACGAAGACGTGTCAGACGGTCTCGTGTCCGTCGCAGACCGAGGTGGACGTCGCGATCATCTTCCACTGCCTCCGGTTCGGCAACCTCGGCACCCGGGCGTGGCCGGAGCAGGTCGACCAGTTCACCGGCCTGACGATGGCCGCGTTCGCGCGCGTCGCGGAGATCGCGCTCCTCGACGGGATCGGCGCCGCGTCGACCGCCGTCACCGGCGCGCAGGCCGGCGGCGCCGCGAACACCCTGCTCGGCCAGATCATCACGGCCGCGGCGGGGCAGCGGAACCGGCACCGCATGAGCCCCGATCGGCGCCTCCGGCTCTTGCTGCCGGTGTGGTCGATCGAGCTGCTGCTCGTCGATCTCCTCCGCCAGCAGTTCGACCGGTTCGAGGCGACCCGCGACGGCCTGATCGCATACCTGCGGACGCTCAACGTCGAGCCGACGTTCTACCAGGACGGCGCGACCGGCGCCGGCCAGATCTTCGGCGCACAGGCAGGCGGCGCGCTGCTCGGGTTCCCGTCCACCGTCGTGTGGTACCTGTTCCCCGAGGGCTCGTTCCTGTACCTCGACTCGGGCACGCTCGAGCTCGGGATCGTGCGGGACTCGACGCTGAACTCGACGAACGACTACCAGATCTTCGGCGAGTCGTTCGAGAACGTCGCGTTCATCGGCTTCGAGAGCCTCAAGGTCACGTCGACCGTCTGCGCGACGGGCGAGGTCACCGCGCCGCGCACCCTCTCCTGCGCCGTCGGCCCGTAGGGCTCGGAGGCAACAGCAACAAGGGAGGTCTGAGTGGCACCGTTCAGCGCACCAGTACAGGTCGACGGGCTCGTCCCGAAGCCGCCGCCGATCTCGAACATCTTGCAGGTCTCGACGATCGTCCCGGACGACTCCGGCCGAGACCGATGGATGAACGGCGTCGCGGTCTACGCATACCCGTGCGGGCCCGACAAGAAGTTCGACCAGTGCGCCACGGTGGTCGTCCCGAAGACCGTGAGCACCGTGAGCCCGCCGACAGACTTCGGCGGGTTCACGGTGTACCTCGCGAACAAGTGCACGATGCGGGGAGTCGGGAACGAGGTCGACGAGTTCAAGCGTCGCACCCTCGCCGCGTTTGAGGCGTTCGAGCACGAGCAGGTCGAGTCGGAGTTCTGGGACGGCGGCATCCAGCCGAACAACCCGCACCTGACGTCGGCCGGCGCGACAGTCCTCAACGGCGGCGCGACCACCAACCTGATGAACGGCCTCGCCCTCCTCGAGGGGACGATCAAGCGAGACGCCGTCATCCACGCCACCCGGCGGCTCGTCACCGGGTGGGTCTCGCAGCGGCTCGCGATGGAGCGGAACGGCCGCATCGAGACGTGGCTCGGCACGCCGATCATCGCCGGCAGTGGCTACTCGGGCGCAGCTCCGAGCGGCCAGCCGGTGAACACCGGCACGATCGAGTGGGCGTTCGCAACGACGCCGCTCCAGATCTTCCGCGGCCCGGCGTTCGTGACGCCGGCGTCCGCGGGTGAGGCGCTCGACCGCTCGCTGAACGACCTCACGTTCTACGCCGAGCGTCAGTACTCGGTCGACTTCGACCAGTGCCTCCGCACGGCTGTCCGCATCGACCGCAACCAGGCAGCAGCTTAGGAGGCTGACCAGTGGCGAACCTCTGCCCGTCTCCCATCCACCTGTGCCGCGTTCGGCTGACGCGGCTCACGACGACCGGCGCGATCGTGGCGCCGCCGTCGAACCACTACGTCAGTGACAAGCCGATGTTGCTGACGATCGACCCGTCGCTCCAGCAGGGCGAGGAGAAGAACCTGATCGGCGGGTGCGACTGTGTGCAGGCGTCGTACAAGGGGCCCGACAAGCTCCTGCGGTACAACCTGACGCTGCAGATGGCCGCGCTCGAGCCGGGCCTGTACGAGATGCTCACCGGCGCGTCGATCCTGACGAACGCCGCGACCGAGCTGATCGGCGCGTCGTTCCCGATCCAGGTGCAGTGCTCGAACCCGACCCAGCCTCCGAGCGCCCTCGAGGCGTGGCAGGACTTGTGGGTCGGCGACGCGCAGAACTCGAACCCGCGGTACGTCCGCTGGATCTTCCCGATGACGTTCTGGCAGATGGACACCACGACGCTGGAGAACGACTTCCTCCAGATCCAGTTCAAGGGGTACACGCGACAGAACTCGTGGGCGAACCCGTACGTGGACTTCCCGACGGGCGTGTCGACGATCGGCACGCAGGGCGCGTTCTTCTGGGACAACACGATCCCGGCCGCGTACTGCGGGTACAGCACGACCTCGACCTGATCCGAGACCAACGACTCCGGCCGGGCGCCTCGCGCGCCCGGCCGGGCTCGAGGAGGTAGCGCGTGGCCGTCTGGCGCAACGGGACGTCCGTCAACCGATCGCCGGCCGAGCTCGAGCTCGCGGCGTACACGACCGACTCGGGCGCCGCCCTACCGGGCCTGCCGCAGGCGCTCGTGTACCCGGCGGGGGCGCTGTTCTGCCGGACGACCGACTCGACGATCTGGCGGTCGACCGGCGCGGCGTGGGTGCAGCTCGCCGGCGCGCCGCAGGATCCGGCGATGGGCGGCGACCTGACCGGCACCGCGAGCGCGGCGCAGATCGCGGCCGGCGCGATCGTGAACGCGGACGTGAACAACGCGGCCGGCATCACGTACGGGAAGCTCGCGCTGACCGGCGGGATCGTGAACGCGGACGTGAACGCGGCCGCGGCGATCGACAAGACGAAGCTCGCGCTGCCGACGCCGTACGGCTTCTCGAACGACCGCTCCGGCGTGATCGCGTCCGGGTCGGCGCCCGGCGTGAACCAGGTGCGGCTGATGCGGTACACCGTCGAGGAGACGCGGACGTACACGTCGATGCTGGTCTACCTGACCGCCGTGGCGGCGGGGAACATCGTCGGCGGGATCTACGACACGAGCGCGACGAACCTCGGAGTGCTCGGCTCGAGCGCGAGCGTCGCGATCGGCTCCCTGAACACGTGGCAGCAGATCGACTTCACGAGCGGCGTGCCGCTCACGATCGGGCAGGACATCTTCGTCGCGATCCACACCGACAACTCGACGGTCGCGTTCGGCCGGTCGGCGGTCGCGTCGAACACCGCCGTGTCCGGGCCGCTCCCTGCGGGCTTCATCCGCGGCGGCGACGCCTCGGGCTTCAACTGGGCGAACTTCAACCGCGGGTCGTTCTCGGCGCCGCTGACGTCGATCCCCGTCGCGAGCCTGACGTCGAACGCCGGCGGCTTCATCTTCTGGCTGAAGTGACGCTCTGCCTCCTCACCCCGGACGTCCCGACCCTGTCGCCCGACACGCCGCTGCTCCTGCCGGACGGGTACGACTGCGGCGGCCCGGTCGGCGGAGGGACGCTCGCCGTCTCGAGCAGGCCCCGCGCGGCGACGCTCGCGAGCTCCGCGTCGGGCGGGCTCCGCTCGAGCCGTCTGCGCGCCTCGACCCTCGACGCGACCCTCGACGAGTAGGATCCACGCATGGCAAGCGGCTTCGACACCTGGGTCGGGAACGCCCCGCTCGTGACGGACACGATCACGAACCCGGACGGCTCCGCGAAGAACCTCACCGGCGCGACGGTCAGGTTCCGGATGCGCCCCGCGCACGCCTCGAACCTCGTCGTCGACTCGGCCGCGACCGTCGTCTCCGCGCCGGCGGGCACCGTGAGTTACCAGATGCTCGTCGGCGACACCGCGACGCCGGGCCGGTACGCGGCGTGGTGGCAGGTCACGATCGGCGGCGTGCCGGTCGACACCGGCGAGTTCAACATCGACGTGAACGCGCACGCGCCGCTCGACTTCACCGCGTCCGGGCCGATCGTCGGGCCCTGCTCCTCGTGGATCACCGGGGCGGAGGTCGACTCGTTCTGCTCGAGCGGCTCGAGCATGGCGGGCGGGCCCGACTACGACTTCGCCGCGCGGATGGCGTCCGAGATCCTGTTCGAGTTGAGCGGTCGCCAGTTCGCCGGCGCCTGCACGAGCATCGTCCGGCCCTGCGCCCAGTCGTGCGGCTGCTGGGGCGGCGGAGGCTTCATCGGGCAGCTCGCGATCTCGGGCGCGGCGCAACTCGGCGTGCCGATCAACTGGACGGGCGGGTCGTGGGAGTGCGGCGGCATCTCCTGCGGGTGCGGTGTCCTGTCCGAGGTGATCCTCGACGGCTACCCGGTCACCGGCATCACGGCCGTGAAGATCAACGGCGTGGTGCAGGCTCCGTCGACGTACCGGCTCGACCAGTACCGCCGGCTCGTCTGCACCAACTCGCAACTCTGGCCGGTCTGCCAGGACTTGACGCGCGACGATACGCAGCAGGGGACGTGGTCGGTCGCGTACACGCACGGTATGGAACCGCCGCTCGCGGGGAAGCAAGCGGCGTGCCAACTCGGGTGCCAGTTGAAGCTCGCGATGGGCGGCCAGAGCTGCCAACTGTCCGAGTCGGTGCAGGAGGTCGCGCGGCAGGGTGTCCGCGTGACGAAGGGGAGACTCGCGACGCTCGTGAACGCGATCTCCGAGAAGCCAGAGGGAACCGGGCTCGCGCTCGTCGACGCGTTCCTCGTCGCGTACAACCGGCGGGGCCTCGATCGGCGCCCGGCGGTGTGGACGCCCGACTTCCCGCGGATGCCGAGGAGGCAACTGTGACGTTCGTAGACCCGAGCCGGAACCCGCTGCACGACCCGGACTCCGGCCTGTACCACGGCGACGTGCCGGTCGATCCGAGCGTCGGCCCGATCCTGCGGCCGGCGGACGACGAGGCGGCGTTCGAGGCGGACACCTCGAGCGCGATGAGCGCGACCGAGTACCACCCGGCCGACGCCGAGCCGGTCGCGGACGAGGCGGCGTACGACGAGCAGACGCTCGAGCAGCTCAAGGGCGAGGCGCGCGCGCGCGGCCTGTCCGGGTACTCGACGCTGTCGAAGGCCGAGCTCGTCGAGCGGCTCGAGGCGGACGACGCGGAGCACGGCGCGCCGGCGGAGTAGGTGGCCGTCCTCGACCTCTACTCGGCCGCGACCGAGCTGCTGAACGCGGCGCGGTCGGCGCTCGACACGACCGACGCGGGCGCCCCGACGGCACGATACGTGTCGAGCGGGGCGCCCGTGTTCGACTGCTGCGACCAGCTCACGGTGCACGTGCCGGGGATCGCGGACGTGCCGATGCCGGAGGCGGGGATGCAGAGCCTCGCGCAGATGCGGCCGGCGGTGCCGATCATCCAGTTCGTCGTGACGACGCTCCGCTGCTACCCGATCATCGAGGCGGGCGTCGTGATCAAGGTGCCGATCGCGGCCGAGATGGACGCCGCGAGCCGGATCATCTACCAGGACGGGTGGGCGCTCTGGAACGGCCTGCGTACCCTCGCCCGCTCCGATCGCCTGTTCGCGGGTCGTCCGTGCCGGAGCGTCGAGGTGTCGCCGCTGACGCCGACGCCGACGCAGGGCGGCTGCGCAGGGTGGACGCTCGCGGTATTCGCCGAACTGGACGGGTACGCGCCGCTCTGAGCCGCTCCGCGGGGTCGAGCCGAGGGATAGGGCTCGCGGGCGGAACGGGCGGGAGAACGCCGCACAACGGCCGACGCCCGCCTCGGGGGCGGGCGTCGGGCTCCTCGGGGGATGGGGAGAGGCTAGTCGGCGCGGCGGTTGAGCGCGGGATGGTCGGCGCGCGGCATCCCGTTCGTGACGTGCCCGTTCGGGCAGACGACCTGGAACCCGTACCCGCTCGGGCGCGGCGTGGTGGTCGGCTCGGCGTCGGCCTTGCAGATCACGCACGCGGCGGGATCGCGGAGGGGATCGTAGGATCGAGTCATCGGAGGCTCCTCGGTCGGCTCGGGCTAGGTGGTCAGGAGGGAGACGACGAACTCGGGGACGAGGTCGCCGAAGCCGTCGGAGAAGTTCGCGGTCGCGACGAGCGACTCGTTCATCCGCAGGAGGTGGATCGCGACGCCTCCGTCCTCGGGGACGACCGCGACGATCCGCGACCGCTCGGGGTTGGTCAGGTGGATGATCGGCGAGTTCTGCCAGCGCCGGACGTGCGTGGCGGGGAGGCCCTTCTCGCGGGCGTAGCGGACGATCGTCGCGGCGATCGGCTCGGGCTCGTGGCGGGCGCAGTAGCCGCTGTCGAGCGCGGCGAACTGGCAACCGTCGTGCGCGCAGGAGGCGCGGGGCGTCGTGAGCGCCTTCGGGAGGCGCGTCGACTTCGGGGCCTTCGATGCGGATCGGATCTCGTTGCGGCTCATGGGCACAGCTTGCGCGGGCCGCGGGAAGAAGCAAGCCCTCGGAGTAGACTCCTCGAGGTGGAGGAGATCATCTGGAACGAGCGCGAGCTGTACGTGCTCCTCGAGTCTCCGCAGGGCGACGTCGCGCGCGACCTGATGCGCCGCGCGATCCGCGTCCACCGGAAGGCCGTCTCCCTCTGCCCGGTCGGCACGCCCGAGAGCACCGGCAAGCCGGGGTACGTGGGCGGCACGCTACGATCGAGCCTCACGTGGGAGGTCGTGCGCGACGACGGCCTGTCCGCGAAGGTCGGCACGAACGTGTTCTACGGGCCGTTCGTCGAGCTCGGGACGCGGTACATGAGAGCCCAGCCGTATCTCCGGCCGGCGCTCTCCGAGGTGTAGAGAGGCAGGCAGGCATGAAGGACTTCGATCGGGATCGAGCCGCTCGAGCGGTGCTCCCCGCGAAGGATCGGTCGTTCAAGCTCGGCGGCGAGGTGTTCATCCGCCGCGCGGTCGTACCGGCGTGGGTGATGGGGATCCTCGACGGCCTCGCGACCGCGACGCCCGGGCAGACGCTCGAGGCGATCGACGAGTTGATCGACGAGATGTGCGAGGAGCCGGCGCGGGAGAAGTGGGCGGCCCTGCGAGCTCGAGGTCGCGACGAGGATCCGCTGACCCTCGGCGACGTGTTCGCGGTCGTGGAGTGGCTGATCGCGGAGGAGACGGCGATCCCTACGTCGGCGCCGTCGGTCTCTGGCGATGGCTCGCCGACGATCGCAACTGGCGCCGCTTCGACGGACGTCTCGCCCTCGCCGGTGTCGATCCAGCCGATCTCTCCCTCGGACGACTTCTCCGCGCTGCCTACGCCTGGCTGATCGAGGGGTACGACGAGGAGGGCGTCGAGCAGATCGAGGCGATCCTCGAGGGGCGCGCACCGCCCGGCCCGGCCGAGCCTCCGCCGCACTTCGAACGGGAGAGCGTCGCGCCCGGCGGGGAGCCTGCTCCGAGCCAGATCGGCGCCGCCGTTGTACCGCCGTCGGTTGACGCAACTACACTAGCCCTGATGGGGCTGATGGGCCGCGAGTCGGAGGTCGCCGGTGGCGGGTGAGATCGCCCGCGCGTTCGTGCGGATCGTCCCGAACTCGTCGGGCTTCCAGTCGACCCTGATGCGGCAGACGAGCGGCGTCGGCCGCAGCGTCGGCTCGACGATCGGGAAGGGCCTCGCGGTCGGGCTCGGCGCGAGCGTCGCCGCGGCCGGCGCGGGGCTCCTGTCGGCGGCCAAGCTCGCGATCGACTTCGACAAGTCGATGCGGAACGTGAACTCGATCGCGAAGCTGAACGAGCGTCAGTTCCAGAACCTGAACAAGCGGGTGCTCGACCTCGGGAAGACCGCGGGCGTCGCGCCGAAGACGCTCGCCGACGGGTTGTACGACGTGGTGTCGTCCGGGTTCAAGGCGGACGACGCGATGAAGATCCTCACCGCCGGCGCTCGAGCGGCGAAGGCGGGCCTGACCGACACCGCCACCGCGACCGGCGCCGTGACCGCCGTCCTGAACGCGTACCACGAGGGCGCGTCGAAGGCGGGCGAGGTCTCGGACGCGCTGTTCCAGACCGTCAACGTCGGCGTGATCAACTTCGAGCAGCTCGCGCAGAACATCGGCGACGTGCTCCCGTTCGCGTCGAGCCTCGGCGTGAATATCCAGAACGTCGGCGGCGCGATCGCGACGATGACGAAGGAGGGTATCTCCGGCGCGGAGACCGTCACGCGGATCAAGGCCGTGATGACGCAGTTCCTGTCGCCGTCGAAGGATCTCGCCGCGCGGTTCAAGGATCTCGGGTTCGAGAGCGGCGAGGCGATGATCAAGTCGAAGGGCTTCCAGGGCTCCCTCGACCTGCTCGCGAAGTCGACGCACGGGTCGAAGTCGGAGATGGCGAAGCTGTTCCCG